CCAGCCTCTCCGGTCACCCCAGAGAATCTGTTTTTGATGACACGCAGCGTCGTAAGCCCGGCCTCGCCGTGGTCTACTTGACTGCGCTCTACTGCTACGACTGCATCGGATAGCTGCGCGATGCCCGCGGTACCTCTGAGATCTGCCAGCGTGATACGTGCTCCTTCCTCAAAGGACTTCCCGTTACCGGGTGCCTTGCGGAGGTGGCACACAATCATCAAGCAGCAGTTGACCTCCCGTGCCAGCGAGGCCAGCTTGGTCATGGCTCTGTCGAGCATAACCCGTTCGCCGTCACGAGATTCGGTGCCCGAAACCATGATGCTAATATGGTCCAACACAATAAAGTTACACCCTAATCCTTTCACCATGTACCGGATCTTGCCAAGCAGGTTATCGCTTGAGGTAGATCCGAAGTGGTCATAGAATGCCACCTGATCTGAGCCCAGCGTTGCCTCGTAGGCCTCCTTGAATGCGGGGTCTTCGATGTCAATGGGCTCAAGGTGGAGAGGACGATCAAGGTATATGCTCATCAAAGCGAGCGCACTCTTCTTGGTTGTCTCTTCAAGGGCAACGTACCCTACCCTCTGATTTTGGTTCACAATCAGGTTGAAGGCAATCTCTCGACAGATGGTGCTCTTACCAATACCCGTGCCCGCAGCAAAGGTGACTATCTCAGAGCGCCTCAATCCGTGTAACACATTATCGAGTTGCTGATACGGGTAGCTCGCTTCCTTGATGGGGTCCGGCGACTGTAGCAGGTCCCACATCATCGAGCCCGACACGATACCGTCAGGCCGGTACGGCTTGGCCTGCCACATCGCGTGGATGAGTTCCTTCTCCTTGCACTGGACCAGCATCTCGCCAGCGTCCTTTAGAGGGAGGTTAGCGATGAAGGCGTGGCCCGGCGGGAGGAGTTCAGCGCACTCGATTGCCGCGGCCTGTCCCGGCTCATCCATGTCAAACATGAAGATGACTTCCTCAAATGAGGACAGGAACTCAAGGCTAGCACGGACAGACTTCACTGCGCCGCCGGCTCCATCACGGATGGAAACGACAGGCCAGCGGTTGTCTTGCACTTGTGACATCGCCATCGCGTCGATCTCTCCTTCAGTGACGACGATCTTGCGACCGCCCTCCTTCCAGAGCTGTTGGCCGAACAGTAAAGCGGTGGTAGGGTCGCCCACCCAAGAGAAACTCTTGTCCCTACCCCGTCTTTTCTGTGCTACCGCCCGGCCCTTGCTATCGTAGAATGTTGCGAAGTGACCACCCTCTTGCATGTTGATGCGGTAGTCAAACTTCTTCAGAGTTGCCTCTGTCAAACGGCGGGAGAGCAGCGGGGAGTATCCACCCGGTACCAACACGGAGCTACCCTCGGATGGTCCGCTGCTCTCACCATGAATGTATGAACCACAGCCTTGCGAAAAGCAAAAGCTGTGCCCGTCGCTGTAAAGTGTGTTCGCGTCAGAGGACCCGCACTGCTCGCACGGTCCCTGATCGACGACTGTTGACTCGCTCATTGTCCTTTCCCCTTTCGTGGCTGTCGATCCTTGCTTCCTTTGGGTCGTCCTGATTTTATCCTTCCTTCCACCCTCGCCTTGAGGGTTCTTGTAGCGTGGCAGTTGCGACACACCCACTGAGTCTTGGCAAGCTCTCGCCATAGGATCAGCCGGTTCTCTGGTGTGTCCTTCCACTTCCGTAATTTCTGGATCGTGAATGCTTTGTCTTCCGGTTCAACGTGGTCCAGATCGTAGCACTCGTAGGGGTACACCCCCTCACAATCCTTACAGGGCGTCCCTTCGTAGCGTTGTCGCACCACGTCGCTCAGGTTATTCATCCAACCAAGCCGAAGGAATAGTGCCTTCCGCCCAGAGGATGTCGTGCTTGTCACACCATATTGCGTAGGTGGTCTTACTACCTTTGGCAATCGGGGTCTTCGCACGTTGGAAGATGTAACGGACATCGACATCGGGATTTTGCTTGATCGCGCAGGTTTCGGCTATCCGAACCTTACGCTCCCAGTACCCTTTAGTCTCTGCCACCCACATCTTCCCAGATTTGTTCGTAATGAGCCAGTCCCACGTCTTCGTGCGGGTCTTGAGGGGAGGTGTGAAACACACCTTGACCGCCTCATAGACATACCTAATGCCAGAGGCGATCAAGGACTTTTCGAACTTCTCTTCAAACTTGCTGGCCCGCTTGCGGTTAGAAATCGCAGCCGCCTTCTGCTTCGCCCACGGGTTCGTCATTGTTGGGAGTCTCCTCTGCCGTTGCGACGGGAGGTGCAGCCTGATAGCCGTCTTCATCATCGAAGCCAAACTGAGAGGGCTGCTTGTCGCCGTCACTGACGAGTTCGAGAATCTTGACAGCTTCGATCTGAAGCCTCAAGCCAAACCCCAACGAAGGGGTGTACCACGGAACCAACGTGCAGGACACTCGACCAACGGACCCACCCCAGACCGGCTCGGTGACCTTCTCGGTACCCGCGGCACTGAAGATCGGGAACGATGCGCTCCATTCCTGACCCGCCTTCTTGTGACCCTTGCCATACATCCCACCCGCCTTGCGCTTGCAACGGAAGGTGACGCTACCCTCGACTACGTTCTTGTCGCGGTCAGTGGTCGGTGCGTAGGGCTTGTTCTCGTACTTCTTCAGGGTCTTGCCGTGCGACTCACACTCAGCCTTGTACTCGATGTCGTAGGCCTCGTCGATCAACTCAACCAGATTCTCTGCTGTCGTACCCGTCAGCACCACGCCGACGCTGTACTCTCCATACTCATTGAACTTCGTGTCCGGTTCGGTCAGCTTGGGAAACTGAAATGTTCCAGCCGGGGTGACGAGTTTCGTAAAGTCTTTCCATCCTCTTCGTCCTGCCATTATTCTTCTCCTTCGTTAGTGGCTTCAACAGTAGAAGCCTCTCCTTGTGCGGCGGATTCAGCCTGTGCCGCGAATTGTGCCTGCGTGCCTTCAGTGACAACACACACACCGCTACTGAAATGCTTGAGCCCAAAGGGGTCAGTGAAGAACACACCCTCGACTCGTACCCGTACCTCTTCCGCGAGGCCACCGTAGGTCAGCTTGTCACCTTGACCGAAGCAGACCACGAGGTTGTACTTGCTGTTGTCCACAACGGGGCCGGGTGGCTCAACTTGGAACGTGCGGTACAGGCCAGCCCCGGCCACTATCAACAGCACGCTGATTAGCGCCAGCAGAATTCTCATATGTATTCTCCAAAGTCGAGTGCTTGCTTGATGAGTCGATACGCCACAAGCATCTCGTTGGGTGACATCTCGACGAACGCACCACCAATGGTAAGTGACACATCGTCCTGAGTGGCCCCCGAAAGGGTGACTTCTGTATCGGTCACTCCATCACCACGTACTGAGTGAGCGGTCAAAGTAAATTTCACTTCTTCCCCCGATTTGCTTTTCTCGCCGCCTTCGCCAGATCCTTTCGAATCTTCTTACGGTGCCGCGTCTTAGCTGAGTTGGTAGTCGCAGCCGGGTTCTCTTCTTCCATCCTTGAAGCCAGAACTTCCAAGCCCTGCTTCAAGAAGGTGGCGACGATCACGTTGTTATCGTAGTGCTTCTTCAAGAACGGCACCATCAAAACAATGGCGGCGCCGATGATCTCGAACTTCCAAGCCAGCCAGAAGCCCAGTACGAATTCCATTATAGTCCTCTCTTCTCAACGATGTCCTCATTGATGAAACGGCGCAGAGCCCGAAGCTCAACCGGATGCTTGTCAGCCGCCGTCCTCATAATCCTGTCGCTAGCATCGAGCACCGATCTGGGCTCGACGTGCATCACTCGACAGACTTCCACAAACATGCAGGCGAAGCCGGCCAAGAATACCTCGGGCCGCTCATTCTGCAACACACCACACACCTTCATCGCCACGTTCTTGACGAGCAGGGGGGTGATGTCGTAAATCCTTGTCAGATCAAATTTCATGGAACCTCCAAAATGAAACGGCAGGACCGAAGCAGGGACGCCCATCCCATAACCTCGGTCCTGCCGGTTCTAACTCTCCAACACCACATTAGGAGTGAAGACGGTTCGAGTCTTCTAGTGGTCCGTTAATGCCTAAGCGAAGAAGAAGGCTGAATCAGCCACGGAGGCCAGATCTAGCTCGCCCTTCTCGGGTAGCTCCGGCATCTCGATGTGAGTCTCAATCTCGATCTTCGTCTTGAGCTGGTCCAACGGATCGTTCTTCTGGTACATGGAGATGAACTCGCTGCGGAGCACCTCGGCCAGCAGCGGGGTGTCTGCGGCATGTACGCCGAAGCTATCGTGGATGACAGCGAAGGAAGCAGGCGACTCAGCCAGAGCGCTCCGCCGTGCCACCTCGTTGATCGTGTAGCTGAGGTGACAGCCGTCAAGCGAGTGGACGAGGTTGGCGCTGATACCAGACCTCGCCTGACCCTTGTGAATCCGCTCTGTCGGCTTGTAGAGCACGAGCTGGATGGTACCCGACAGGTGGGTGGTGATCTTGCTCTTAGTCTCGGTCCTGTACGCCTGAGTGCAACGGAAACCATGAGGGGTCTGCCACTTGATCGGCAAGCCCTTCTTGGACAGCCTCGTCGCACACTCCTTCAGCCACTCCATCACCTTGCGCGGTCCCGACAGCTTGGTGCCGATCACGCGGTAGATGATCTCGTTGAGCCAGTTGCACGAAAGCCAGATGCTCTCCAGATCCACCGGCTTGCCCTCGCCGGCCAACTCCTCAAGGTAGTCAACGAGCTGGTCACGCATCCCGTACTTGGTGATCGCGTAATTCGTCGTCATCACCTGCTTCTTGAGAGCCTTACGCACGAGCAGCCCACTCTTCAGCCACTCCCGGGCGAGCTTCCGATCGTTGGGGTCGTAGCCTGTCTCAAGGATCTCGACCTCCACCTTCACGGCGTCCACGATGTCTTGGTAGATGTCGCGGGGCTCGTGCCCGGGCAGCATGTTACACGCCTCAGCAGCCTCTTCGTCACGTATCAATGCCGCGAGATGTTGCGTTCCATTTGCTGAGCCATCAAGCGGGATTACCTTTCGACACTCCCAGCTCAGATCGTAGCCTGTCTCGTGCCACTGCCCCCATGCGAGACAGAATTGCAGGAATTGGTACGGCTCGTCGGCCTCCATCCACCACTTGTTTGAGATGGGGTCATCGAAGACCTCAAGGATCTGCTCCTCGTGGTTGACCGTCCACTCCCAGCGTGCCTTGAGCGTACCGTCTTCCTCGCCGAAGTGCTGAGCACCGCAGATCTGGAAGTAGTCAGCCGCGGCCTGCGTCCCCAACGGTTTCGGGGTGGCGAACTCCAGCAGCCCGCGACCGAAGTCCGGGCCTTGCGGTGACAGGTGGCGGGTCAAAGCGTAGAGCCTGCCCCTGAAGTCGTACTGGTGAACGAAGTAGAACTTCTCGCGCTGGGCGTAGTCTGAGGACATCTTGAGGATCTTCCTAGCCGCGGCGAGGCGCTGCTCGTTGCGGTCCTTGGTCACCCGATAGATCTTCTTGGCTTCGTTGAAGGCGTACAGCGACTTGAGCTGGTCCTCCGTCATGTCCTTGGTCTTCAGCTTGGCCGGCACGTTGCCGGGGCGCGCGGGCTCGATCAGCTCCACACGTTGCGGGATCTTCGGTAGCTCAAGGTCCTCGATGTCCCAAAGCTCCTTCAGGGTCACCAGTACCTCGGCGTTGATCCTCCAAGGTGTGTTCTGCACGGCGTTGATCGTGTTGAGGATCGCTTGTGCCGGCTTGATGTTAGGGTCGCCTTGGCCGGTGCTGGGCTTGGTCTTGACGAGGCGCTGGTCGATCGTGTGCCAGCCACCGCCAACCTCCTTGCCCCACTCCACCGGCTCGGAAAGCGACGGGAGGTAGTGAGGGTTCCGATCCGACACTCTTTCATGTTCCTCTTCCAGCATGTCCTCGAACTCCTTTGTCTTCTTGATGCAGTACTGGCCCTTGGCGTTCTTCACGCGCTCAATGAGAGTGAACAGCACCTCGTTGCCCTCAGCGTCTATCTTGGACAGCGTGCGCAGCAAGTCAAGCAGCTCAGTGCCCACTGTCACCTTTTCCTCCAGCGTCCACGGTATCCAAGGCTTGACCTGATCGTTCTTGTTCTGAAGGCCAATCATCACCTTGTGCTTGTACGAGTAGTTCTGCGACGAGGCGATCTTTTTCATGGCCTTGCCGAAGTCCTTGCCCGCGGAGCGCTCAAACGTGGTCAGCATGATCTGGTCCTGAACCTTGCCACCGATGACCTTGCCCAGCGCCGCCAGCGGCATCCGGCCACAGACCTCATCCTGAGTTGTTCGCACCACGATCAGCGCGATCTTCTTGAAGTCCACGTTCTTGTAGGCCGGCACGTAGTCAGGGTCCATCCGTGTCTTGTCATTCGGGACAACCGCGAGGCGCATCTTCTTGACCCAACCCGCTGTCCGGCCTTTCTTTCTCCGGTCGCACGCATGTGCAATAGCGGCTGCAAGCGGGTCGATAAAGAGGGTGATAGAGGTGAGGCCAGCGCCTTGGTAGGACACCAGCTTCTTCTCCTCCGCCTTGGTCCGGTCCCGGCGGTACTGGTCAATCGCCAGCTTCCGCATCCGGGTTTCCAGACCAATCTGCTCAATGATGTCGCTCATAGCCTGCGCTCCTTAATTTCGAGGGCGCTCAGCTCCCCGATCAATCGAGCCTTGGTCCGTGCCAGCTTGCGGAGAGCTACCTCGCGCTTCTCCTCCCGCTTCCACTCACCAATCGCGTCCTTGTTGTCCTGCTGCCACTTCTTGTAGCCGACCAGCTCCTCTTGGTAGTCCTCAAGCTGTCGAACGTAGTGCTC